AACCTAACTCCTGATCAAGCCGCCCGCGTCATGAAGGGTTTTCCAATTGAGATCGGTCTTACAAGTACCACGATTTCAATCGCAGTCTGAACAACAAAGGGGCGGGACCGTGGCAACACGGTCCCGTGTGACCAAAATGAGTTTTCCGACTCAGTGTGATCACTGCGAGCAGATGTTTGATGCACGGGGCGAGGCTTGCGAAACTATAAACCAGTTTTGGGTCTGCGCCCATTGCAGCGGGAGTTACTCGGTTGAAGAATTGGCCGAGTACTTTGAACTACCAGTTGCACATGTACTAAATGAACTTGGCCTAGAATAACAAGGGAGGCGGGACCACGTTCACTATCTTTATGAGTGCATTGTAAGGGAATCAAAGGAAGCACCTTTGATGAGTCATGCCTTGGCGCAAAACGGCTTTACTCTTTATCATCTTGGGCAGGATGGTCAATGTACTCTTAAAGATAGTGAGCGTGGTCCCGTATTTTTATGAACTCGAGCTTTACAATATGTAATCGATGCGGCCTGGTGCCGGCGGCGCACCGCTGCACCCGGCAATTAAATCCCGACCCGACCCGACCCGATATTGATACCACCGGGCGCCGGCTCGAGGCGGTATCTAATAAGCTGGAGACATTGCCCGACCCGACCTGGGCCAGCAATTACTGGCGCCAGGTTAGAAACAGTCTAGCCCGACAATGGCGCTATCAAATCGCTTGCCATGATATCCCATTCATGAGACACTGAGACAGCCAACAAATATGAAAGGGTAAGCCAATGAAACCAGAGATCCGATTTACCAGGTTTTTCTCCACCGATAGCGCTAAGGCTATCAAGGCCGACAAGTTCGGCTATTTGAACGGCATTAATTACATGGCACCACACGACACTGGTGGGGCTGGCAATTTATGCCCGCACTCAACGGCGGGCTGTCGTGCGTTATGCCTTGGCATGTATAGCGGGCAAGCCGCAATGGTGACCGATCTGGAACACGGAACCAACGCCGTGCGCGAAAGCCGAGTGCGCAAAGCTCAGTATTTCATGAATGAGCGCAAAGCATTCATGGCCGAGATGACTTGGCATATTCAAAACTTGGCCGAAAGGGCAAAGCGCAAAGGCAAGACACTGGCGATTCGGCCAAACGGTTCCACGGACATTAATTTCGCGGGTGTTGCGCGGCGCTTTCCAGAAACCCAATTTATTGACTACACCAAAAGCTTACAGCGGGTTCTAGATAAGAAACGGCCAGCCAATTATCACCTAACATTCAGCCTGAGCGAAACAAACAAGGCCGAAGCATTGCAAGCGCTAGCGGCAGGGTTTAACGTCGCGGCAGTATTTGGCCACGGACAGCCGAAACGCTACCTCGGCCATAACGTTATTGACGGCACGCTGCATGATTTGCGCCACCTCGACCCATCGCCCTGCATTGTCGGGCTGGATCCGAAAGGGGCAAAGGCCAAGGCCGATCAAAGCGGGTTTGTTGTCAGGGATTATTGAACCGCAGCGGCGCGGTGGTTGTTGGCACGCTTCGCGACGCTGCACGGGGCTGGTTTTCACCCTTTCCCAGCCTCGGCGCCGGCCAGAGTTACTCCCTAGCTCTGGCCGGCGTTTTCTTTTTCTCCAATTCTAAACCCCCGGCCCCGGCCACGGGCAGTCCACGACGACCGCCGGACCTTTGGTCCCGACCCCGACCCGACCCGACCCGGTTGGCGACCTCGACCCGACCCGACCTCGAGCAATCTTGGCCATGACCCCGACCAGGTCGGCCCGACCCGACCCCGACCACAGGCAGTCGCCGGCCAACCCCGACCCGACCCGACTTAGACCATGGACCACGAGCTCCCGACCATGGATCCCGTCGAACAGATATAGGTTCGAGGAAGAGAGGGGGGAGACTAAGTAGAAGCTCACCCCTCCAGATTTGCAGTGCGCGTAATTCCACGCCACCTGGTGTGATGATACATTTACTCTGTTAGAATTTGTTATTTTGAGCTCAACCCAAAACGGCACACTCTCCGCGCACATGTAAACGTCTGGAACGCCGCCGCCATAGCGGTTTTCAATCCGCGTCGTGTGCCAATGCCGGGGTATCTTTTCCTTCAACCTTTTCCACAGGAGTGTCTCCGTCTTTTGTGTCATCTAAGACCTCATACTTTGCCTCAATAGTTGGCGGAAACACTTGGGGGTTTTCTTTGTATAATTTCGCAAGACGCTCCTCAATTTCTTTGCCATCCATCTTTTCAATCGCATGAAAATGACTCGTCTCACGCCGATCTACCGTCAATCCTCCCAAAGAAGAAATAGTTTTCTCCGCAACAATGGCCGCAGAATATTGTTCACTGCCTTCGGCGCCTTCCGATAACTCGCGCAATCTTTTTATCTGGCCCAGCAGGGTCACGCCATACCGGCGCTCCCGGTCTTCTCGAAGTTCGGATATTAATTCAGCCACATGAGGAAACAATGATGAATCCAGAAGCTTATGCGCTTGGATTCTGGAAGCGCCTTCAGCGTAACCCGCCAACCTGGCACATGCGGCATTGGAGCGGGTACCATCGACATAGTGCCGGGCAAACTCGCGTTGTCGGTTCGTTAATTTCCGCCCGTGGGTTTCTTCGATCTTGTCAGCTTTCCTATCCAGTATTTTTCCCATTCGATGTGCCCTGCTCCTGTGAGAAGTGTCATGTGCCTGTGAGAAGTGTCATGTACCGGACACTTTTACCGTATATACGGAATTTCAAAAACCTTTTTCAAAAAAGAGGTCTCGCGCGTGCGCTATTCATAAAAATGTGTCATGTAGCAGTATTTATTCTTGTTGTTATTCAACCACTTACAGACCCCCATTTAAAAAGTGTCCGAAGTGTCATGTATAGTGTCATGTTGACAATTCAATGTTTTCAATGGCTTACGAACCAAGAACAGTGCTACATGACACCATGACACTTTTTTTCACCCAAAAAAACTTTTCAAAAACTTTTTTTTCAAATCGCCCCTATATGTGTCAGAGCGTCATATTTGCCCTTCTCCAAAATTCTTTTGTTTTAGCGTTGCATCTCCCATCCATCGTGGTACTATCTGGGTGAGGCATAAAGGGGAAACGAAATGGATAAGGGTTTCAAGTCTGCGTACATCGACGGCCCAGCAAGGCTAATGGCCGCGCTGACGGAGGTCAAGGTCCGTTGTCCGTCATGCACTGGCGACGGCCATTTGGGCCAAGAAGAGTGTTCCGTCTGCCACGGTGAGGGATCCATCCCCCGCGAGATGGCGACTTATGAAGCGCAAGCGAAGGGGGATTACTGATGCCTAATTGGACAGCCAACACTTTGGAGTTAAGCGGGAGCAAAGAGGCCACGCAGAAATTTCTGGATATGATGGGGGATGATTTTGATTTTGAGAAGATCATTCCCAAGCCAGATGATTCGGATGATTGGCGCGAGTGGTCGATTGAGAACTGGGATACGAAGTGGAATGCGTGCCAATGCGAGCCTGTCAAAATAGAGGAGTACCCCGCGATAAGTATGCGCATTTTGGTCTACAGGTTTGATACGGCGTGGAGTACGCCAGAGAAAGTCATTAGAAAAGTCGCCAAGGACTGGCCTGATCTGGAAGTAAGCGGCGGATGGATTAGCGAAGGCTACGAAGACTGTGGGAATTTCTACAGTTTTGGGGATTACGACTGATGGACATGCATTTTAAAACGACGGTCAGGGGCGGGATGCCTGTGACCGTGTGTTGCACGTTTGGTCAGTCGGAGCCGGATGTCGGGATTTTCTATCCGGAGATCACCGACATCTGGCTCGAGGTCCGTGGAAAGCGCGCCGAGTGGCTTGAGAAACGCGTTACGGATGCCGAGTGGCAACAGCTGCACGCCAAAGCTTATGACGAGGATTTGCAGAGATGACATTCCTGCTGATTGCCGTACTTGGCGAACAGGATTTTTGGTTTACCGGCTTCGCTTCCGAGGCCGCGTGCGCAGCCCAAGCGCTTATGATGGACCTGGATTGGTGGGCATGTGTTCCAATCTCCAACAACTGATGAGGTAGTACAATGGACATCGAACAACGTGTCGAGAAGCTCGAACGAGAGGTTGAGTTCCTCCTCGCCGAGGCCATCCGCGAGGAAGAAGGAGTTGAATGGGACTTTTCTCAGGATAACACCGTGGAGAGCGAGAGGCTGAAGGTTCGCCACGAGATGGCGAAGGGCGTATCCGAGATTGTGACAAATGCCGGCATAACCATTGATGATCTTTCCAAGTTTGGCGGAATTGACAAGCGCACTTGGAAGGATTTGTTCAACTGTGCCAAGGCCGAGTATGATTACGAGAATCTGGCAGCCGCCAGGCAGGCGGACGATAAATATCGCAGTGGAATTAGCAATCTTGCGACCTCGCTGAAGGGACTTTTCGTTCTGCGCGAGGCTCTCAGGTGCCTTCCCATGCCTGTTTTTTCACAGGAAGAGTTCAATAAGCGCAAGCAATCTGATGAGGCTTGTGAAAAGCTTCTTGAGGGGCATGACGGGAAGTGCGACGGCTGGGCTTCCAGTTTTAGGACTGCAAAGCTTTTCGCCCAGCAGCAAGGTTATTTAGGGGCGTAATTTTCAGAAGGAATACAGACATGTCAGACTTTGAGATGCAGATCGATGAGGCTGTTAACGAGCGGCTTAATGAAGAGAAAGCTCTTCGTGTTCCTGTTCGCAAGTTAGGTCGCGACATGGAAAAAGCGTCCAGCACGCTTACGGCGGTTGAGGCGAGGTATTTGGTCGATTCCTACTATGCCATGCAAGCCGGGCGCATTCGCGCCAATAACCAAATCCGCGCCCTCACGCAGAGCGGCGAACCGCACGAGAGCATCGCTTGGCTTTCGACCGAGAGCCGTGTTCTGGAGGAGAGTGTCAAGCGCACGCTGGGCGCGTATTCGGCGAACCATCCTGTTGGTAAGAGGATGCGTACCGTCGTGGGCGTTGGGCCGGTTATTGCCGCTGGTTTACTTGCGCACATCGACATTACGAGGGCGCCGACTGCTGGTGCGATCTGGCGGTATGCCGGCTTGGATCCAACCAGCGAGTGGAAGAAGGGCGAAAAGCGTCCACACAATGCTTCTTTGAAGACGCTGTGCTGGAAGCTGGGCGAAAGTTTCGTCAAGGTCTGCAACCACAAGGATGCGGTTTACGGGAAGCTTTACCAAGAGCGCAAGGAAGCGGAACTCGTCAAGAACGAGGCTGGCGCGTTTGCCGATCAGGCAGCCGCCAAGCTGGAGAAGTTTAAGATCGGCAAGACCACCGATGCGTACAAGGCGTATTCCATCGGCAAGCTTCCGCCGGCCCATATCCATGCGCGTGCGAAACGCGTTGCAGTGAAGATGTTCTTATCGCATTTGCACCAGGTTTGGTATGAGGTTGAGTTCGGCAAGAAGGCGCCAGTGCCTTATGTGTTTGAGTTTGCAGACAAGGAGCATGTTCACAAGATCGAGCCTAATTGGTAGAGATCCACATGCGCTGAGCGAACCAAATAGCTGGAGAGATCCATTCGGGGTGAGCGAACCAACTTGGCTGAGAGATCCACCAGACAAGAGCGAACCACTTAATGTGAGAGATCCACGTTCACAGAGCGAACCAAGTGGATGGAGAGATCCAAAATCTACGAGCGAACCACGTCAAGGGAGAGATCCATGCCTCGTGAGCGAACCACTGGGAACGAGAGATCCAGCCAGCGAGAGCGAACCAGGGCATCCGAGAGATCCACATGACAAGAGCGAAACCAGATGCGCTGAGAGATCCATTGTCTGGGAGCGAACCAGTTCAGTAGAGAGATCCAATCAGCGCGAGCGAACCACAAAGGACGAGAGAGATCCATATTGGATGAGCGAACCAGGATACCAGAGAGATCCAGCGTACGGGAGAGAACCAAGTAGACCGAGAGATTCATGACAAAAGAGCGAACCATAGTCAGCGAGAGATCCACGAGTTCCGAGCGAACCAGGCTGTATGAGAGATCCATGACTCAAGAGCGAACCAACACGCCTGAGAGATCCAATAAGAACGAGCGAACCATCGTTGGCGAGAGATCCACAGAGCGAGATCGAACCAAAAAACTTGAGAGATTCATCGACCCTGAGAGAACCAGGTTACCCGAGAGATCCACCTCCGGAGAGCGAACCACGTTACCCGAGAGATCCAACCAGAATGAGCGAACCATCGTTGGCGAGAGATCCAAGGGGATTGAGCGAACCACGATACCAGAGAGATCCAACTGACATGGGTATTTTGGAATATCTTGCATTGATGCTATTGAGTAGTCTAATCGTCGGCGTGCTGACGTAGATGCTGACTACTCTTGATCTTTTTGCGGGGATTGGTGGCTTTGCGCGGGGACTCGAAGCCACTGGTTTCTTTCGCACAACATGCTTCGTGGAGAACGAACCGTATTGCCAAGCTGTGCTGCGGCACCATTGGTCCGAAGTCCCTGTGCTAGGAGATATAAAAAATGTCCAGAGATCCGATCTCCCAGACCCCAGCCCAGATGTCATTGTTGGGGGATTCCCCTGTCAGCCGTTCAGCCACGCAGGAAAGCAGCGCGCCCAAGACGACCCCAGACATCTCTGGCCGGAAATGTTTAGACTTATCAGGGAATGTCGGCCCACTTGGGTTATTGGAGAAAATGTTGCTGGAATCATCAAGCTGGGCTTGGACGAAGTACTCTCTGACTTGGAGAGCGAAGGCTACGCCACAAGGACGTTTAATATTCCAGCTTGCGCGGTTGGCGCCCCGCACATCCGCCAACGGCTCTGGATTATTGCACACGCCGACAGCCAAGGCGAACCAGATGGCGCCTTCGATGGTGACACGAGACAAGGGCAGTTGGGGTTTGGGTGGAGCGAAACCTCATCACATGGTTCCGACGCCGACGAGTCAGGATCACATCGAGCGGCAGAACACCAACAAGACCCCAAGCACGGGCAAACTCAATTACGAGACAAACAAGTCGGTGAGTTTGGACAGATGGGTAAAGATGTGGCCGACGCCGAGCGCGAGGGAGACGGGCGGGGGCGGCTATCAGGATCCCGAAAAGATAAAAGCGAGAATGGACAAAGGCCATCAAACCAATTCGTGCGATGCAGTAAAGTTGTGGCCGACACCGCGAGTATCGATGGCCAACGGTCCATCGGCCAAGGAGGTTGCACAAGGGAATCCGAAGCGGCGTTTGGAGACGGAGGTGGAGTTGTGGCCGACACCGACGAAACAGGATGCGAGCAACAACGGCGGTCCAAGTCAGCACAAGAGGAACAGCCTTCCCTTGAACACGGCGGTTCTCTATCCGACGCCGAGCGTCCAAGAACCAGGATGGAAAAATCTAGAGATAGTGGACAAGGACGGCAATCCGCCGACACACGCCAATCAAAGGTTTTACGACAAGAAGACGGGGCGTGTAGTTCAGAAGGGCTTGCAGCAAGTGGTGACAGACCCGAAGTCTGGTGGAAAGTTGAACCCCCAGTGGGTCGCGTGGTTGATGGGTTACCCAACCGAGTACCTCAACTCCGTGCCTTGGGAAACTCGATCATCCCGCAGATCGCGCAAGAAATAGGGAATGCGATTAAGGCGCTTGAAAATGACGAAGAGGTATAGCCATTGGTTCTGGCACAGTTCTCTTATACAGTGGATTGAGGGTGTGATAGTTAAGCTGGATAATTATATATGGCGTAAGCGTTGGAATGGATAATGTATGAGTTTACGAGGGTATTGTATTCAAGAGACCTAACCCACTCCCAACACATGTTGATGGAGGAGTTGATTGAAGCGTGTCAAAGATTGTTCAACCGATCACCGATGCCTTTGTGGGATCAGATGTACATGTTGAAGGCCATATCTTACAGGGAATTACAAAAAGAATATAAGAGATGAGACAAAAGCTTCCGGATAGACGATTGTCGGTGACACGCTTGATGGGCGATGAATATCACGTCTCTTTTGGCTGGGATCCGCGAAACGGCGCCCTTCGAGAGGTGTTCATCAAGGGATCGAGGATAGGCAGCGACATGGAGATGCTACTTGATGATGCCTCTGTGGTGTTGTCATTAGCACTTCAGTATGGTGTTCCAGTGGATCAATTAGTTCATAGCCTGGACACGGGCCGGGAAGAGGGCGCCAAGTCAATTATCGCCCGAGCGATTGCGGAGATGGAAAATGTTAAAAAGGAGATCGCCGGCAGCGACGGCCTTAGCCAATCGGTTGTTCCACCAACGGAAAGTGCGCCCTAAGAAGGGTAGAGGGTCATATAGAAGATGGCACAGGAGCAAGTATGGTCAGGGGGAACAACTCCCACATGCCGATGGTGCGATCAGACCGTAAACCCTGAATCATGTTTCGCGGACATGGTGATAAAGGGAGATGATATGAAGTGGATATGCAACTGTGGGAAAGACGTGACTCAGGAATCCGAGTCTTTAATAGCGTCGAGCTCATAACCCATCGATTGTAGCAAACACTCTACTTTGTAGATTGAGGGTTCTGCGATCTTTTTGCGCTCATAATTTTCAATTGTACTGGTTCCAATACCGGACATCATGGAAAGTTGTGGGCGCGATAAGCCGGCCTCTTTCCGTATGGCCATTAAAATATCGGCCCAATGGGTTTTTAGTTTTATACACGTCAATGTTTCAACTGATCTTCTTCCTCGAAGTCATCTAGGATATCTTCGTAGGTTGCTGACTCATCCCCTGCCATTATTCCCAGTGCCACAGTTAACAGTTTAGCCACAAGATAAGTCAAGACAGGAAAACCCATCGTAGTAACGCCGTATTCAATCGCCACGCGGAAAACAGCGATGGTTCTAGCCACGTCAGAAATTTCATATTCCTTAGATTGAGTGATTTCTGTGAGTTTGTTATAGAGTAGGTGTAAATCCTTCTCACTCATCGGTTTTAGCCCTAGCGTACATGGCCAACACATCTGCATCTGCTTTGCCAATAGCAACTGCGGCATCCACTAGGAATGCTATTTGCTGCGCCGGCGAGCGGTGGTTTTTCTTAGCCATATCCCCAAGCTTTTCCCAAGTGGGTATAGGAACGGCAACCGATTTGTACTTTTTTATGTCCGGCATTTTAATCTCCTTTAGATTTGTGCCCGAAAGGCGGGCAGATGGTTATCTTGTTTTGAGATAACCATTCCTCTTTTTGGGCTTCTTCGTTAACCTCACACGGTCGGCCATGCTGGGAAATCCATTTCTGCATTCTTTGTTGCCGGTGATAGATGTTATTCCAGGTAGGCTTCTTTTGTCGCCAGCCGCTCATTTAAGCCATTCCCTCAATTCTTCCCCCATGACCACGCTGGCAATATCCATCTTGCTTCGCAGAGCCTTCACAATTCTTTCGTCAATCGTGTTCTCTGCGATTAGATCGATGTACGTAACGTGGTTCGCTTGGCCGATCCGATGCGCCCGGTCTTCGGACTGCATACGAACAGCCAGGTCGAAGCTGTTGGCGAAATAGATCACGGTTTGGGCTGCCGTTAGCGTGATGCCATAGCCGCCTGTCTGTGGATTGCCGACGAAGAACCTGGCATCGCCTTCTTGGAACTGTTCTATGGCGCTGGTTCTTTCATCATCCGACGTGTCGCCGAAATAAGTGACCGTGGACCGTGGACCGTATTCCTTGGCAAGAGCGACTGCAATTCGCTTTACGTCATACCGGAAGCGTGACCAGATAATGACTTTGCCTTCGACTTCCTCGAGACAGGATATCAGTTCTGTAAGCCTGTTATCGTCTATCTCAATGAATTCCCCACTGTCTGTTTTGGTGTGACCTGATAGGACTTGCTGCATCCGCAACAACTGGGTCATGACATTGGGAGTGGTCATGAAGTCGTGCTCGCCAATCTGAGCTAGGGCGAATTCTTTGAGTTCCGCATATATTCTTGCTTGATCATGGGTTAATGCCACATCTCTTCGCGTATATATTTTCGCCGGCAAATCCAAGCACTCCTCTTTCATGACGCGGCTGGAGAAGTCTTTAAGCATAGTGGATAGCTGTTCTAGATTTCGATATCCGACGATCTGATTGAAGGAGTGCGAGCCGACATCGCGCTTCTTCATGATCGCGTAGCGGTATTGAAACTGGAAGAAATTGTCGCCGCAATCTCCAAGAAGTGTCTTATCGAGAAACCGGCATTGCGCCCAGAGATCCATGGGGCTTTGGGTTACTGGAAACCCTGTCAGGATGCGTCTGTACTTCGCAAGCGGCGCCAGGTTGATCAAAGCTTTAGTACGGCGCGCCTTGGGAGATTTTATTGCTGTCGATTCATCCACGGTCAAGAGAGCTCTTGAATGATCCAAGAAGGTGGTGAGGAAGCGTCGGCCTTTCGATGTCGAAAGCGCTTCGACATTCATAATGAATATTTTTAGGCTTTCGGATGGTTCCAGTATTTCAAGCAGCTCTTGCTTGTGCTTCTTTGTTGGAGAGGGTGTCCATACAACCAGGTCATATTTGACACGATCTGGCATATGGGCTGGTATTTCCAGACGCGCCCAATTTCTGTAAACGCCTTTGGGCGCCACGATCACAAAAGCATCTATTTCTTTTCGCTCATAGAGCAATGCGACATTGTCGATGCAGACTTTACTTTTGCCTGTACCCATCTCCATGAAATAAGCCCACACCCTCTTGTCCCAGGAAGCTTCGAGAGCGTCTTCCTGGTGCTGGTATGGCGTGGTCTTGAATTGATATTTTATGACGCTTCTCTCTTAAGCGGCCTGATTACGAGATCTGTCGCCAGGGGCGCCCCCACTAGAATTCTGTGGTCTTCCTCAAACCGGGAAGCGACGAGCAAGTGGTGTTTTTGGTGCAAATCTTCAATCTTCGGTAAGGTTAAATTGCTCAATTGTTCCCATATTATCCGGTGGTCTTGGTCACGCATTGGTGGGCGTTCGCAGCGGGCGATGGGGATCCAGTTAGACATTAGGCAGTTCCTTGGTTATTGGAGGGATCTGCATCCCAAGCCTCGGGGGTGCAATTAGGACAACAGTTTAGGAAGTCGTCCTCTTCGGCATCTCCTTTCGGGATGTTCCACCTCTCGCCGCAGTTGAGACAACTTATCGATTGCGTGGCCTCGATTTCCAGCACTATACCTCTTCAAGGCCATGAACCACGGGGCGAGTATATCCCATGAAAAATATATTGCAATGGGAAATCATCTGCTTTATAACTTCAGAGAGAAAGGAGAAAGCGAGTGGCCGGCACCGTCTTTATCACACAAGAGAACCCCAAAGTAGATACCCTCTCGGCGAGAGATTGGGGCCATCTTGATCCTCTCACATCTCCCTTTGACCAGGTTCATTTGAATCCTGGGCGCATTGTTTCCCAGTTGCGGCGCAAGCTTCGTCATTACGATGATGAGGATTGGCTGTTGGCGTTGGGAGATCCGGCCATTATAGGCATAGCCTTCGCAATAGCTGCGGAGTCCAACTCTGGACGTGTCAATCTTCTGAAATGGGATAAGAGAGAGAAAACCTATTATCCTGTCCAGATTACGATACGCGGCGGAATTGGAGAATTTGAAACCTGACGAGGGAGTACGTTGATGAGTGATGTTTGGAAAGAAATAACCGCTGATGCATCGGCCTTTGATGGATTGACCAAGGAAGCTGGGACAGAACTCTCTGGCCTGATCCGTACCGTAAATGGGATTAATAAGGAAATTTCCGGTTTTGAGTCCCATCTCAGTGAGTTGAAGAAAAGTCGCGATAGGTATTTGTTTGATTTGATACCTAGTCAAATGCGGGAGATCGGACTCGATAAGGTAGAAGTGGATGGCAATAAAATTAGCCTATCTACTTTTGTATCTGGAACGATGCCAAAAGATCCACTGCAAAAGGCAGCGGCCTTACAGCATCTGTCGGATATCGGGTGTTCTGATTTTATCAAGAACGATGTTGTAATAAGATTTGGTGTGACCCAGCATAATATCGCGAAGTCGCTTCAAGCTGACTTGGATGAGCAGGGATACCAGACCACATCTAAGACGTGGGTGGAACCGTCGACCCTAAGAAAATTGATACATGAACGAGTAGAGAACTCTCAGAAGATCGATCTTGAAATGTTTAACGCGTACCTTGGAACGAAAGCAAAGATCACGAAAGGATCATGAACGATGGCTAAAACAAATGGAGTACTAGAGAAGGCGTTTGCCGAAGACAGCGGGGCCGGGTTTGAGGACGTTACTCAATCTGACGTTCAGATTCCCTTCCTCCGAATCATTCAAGCATTATCTCCTCAGTTGAAGAAAAAGGAGCCGCTTCTTTTCATAGAAGGCGCATCTCAGGGGGATATCTTCAACACGGTCACCAAGCAGTACTGGGTCGGGGATAAGGGAGTGGTTGTCATCCCAGTACATTTCCAACATAAGTTGAATGAATGGGTTCCGAGATCCCAAGGTGGAGGTTTCGTTCGGGAGTTAGCTGCCGCCTCTGAAGAAGTGCGCAAGGCCGTGCGGGACAAGGATGTCGGCATGGAAATCCTAGAGAATGGTAACGAACTGGTTCGGACGGCCATGCATTATGTAAAAATCGTGCATGAGGATGGATCTCTGGAAAGCGCGATGCTGGACATGAAGAAGACGCAACTGAAAAAGTCCCGTCTTTGGTTGAGCATGATGACGATGCAGAAGCATAACGGTGCGACATTACCCAGCTTTGCTAATATGTATCGTCTGAAGTCGGTTGAGGAAGACAATGACCGAGGATCATGGCATTCATGGTCGATATCTCTCGAAGGGCCGGTTCCATCAATGGAGGTCTACACAGAAGCCAAGGAGATGTATGGCACGATTGGCCGTGGAGAATTGAGGATTGCGCCTCCTCCTGAGCAATTGATCGTCACTCCAGATCCTGACGACAGCATACCGTTCTAGAAAAGGATCGATCCCTCGTGTAATGCGGGGGATTCCTTTGCTATGGGTACGCAAGAGAAGCGTTTCTTTGATCTTTTTGAAGGTCATACAGGAGTGTACGGGCAAACATTTCTGCTGGCGCAACGGCGCCAGAATGGCAAACAAGAGGCGAAGGGAACATATATCCATGAGCCGCTGACCGCAGAGGTTGTGCGTGAGCACCTCGACGGCAGGCGCAGCATAGGGTCTATTCCTATCGACCAAACGAGCATGTGTTCGTTTGGAGTCCTCGATATTGATGATTATGATTTAGACCTTGCGGCTCTTTATTCCAAAGTAATTAGACTGAAACTTCCCCTTATTACATGCCGGTCCAAATCAGGCGGCGCTCATTTATTCCTGTTCATGTCTGAGAAGATCGCGGCATCGGAGATGCGCGATAAACTGTCGGAATTTGCAGCGGCGCTTGGTTGGGGTACGTGCGAGATATTCCCTAAGCAAGAAATACTCCTCGCAGATCGGGGGGATGTCGGCAGCTTTATTAATTTACCGTACTTCGGCGAATACACGACACGTTATGCACTGTCGGAGAACAACGGCAGTCTGAGCCTTGATGAGTTTTTAGATAAGGCGGAAAGTGCAAGGATATCTGCCAAAGATCTTTCCTCTGTCTCTATTGGAGGCGAGGAGACAGTTCTTCCACACGGGCCACCTTGTCTACAGCAAATGACAGAATTGGGTATTCCAGAGGGCGGCAGAAACACCACGCTTTTGAACGTAGGAATTTATTACAGGCTCGCGGACCCAGAGAACTGGAAGCATCTTCTTGAGAAGCATAACCAAGAATACTGCTCACCGTCACTGCCCGCCAAAGAAGTTGTCGCAATACAGGATCAACTTGAGAAGAAAGATTACTACTACACTTGCAAGCAAGAACCCTTGCATTCCCACTGTAACAAATCGCTTTGCAAGACGAGAAAATACGGTATCGGCAACTACTATCAGGCTCCTACGTTGAGCGGATTGACTGTAGTGGAGTCTGAGCCGCCTGTGTGGTTTGTGGATGTGGATGGAATACGCTTGGAGTTATCAACCAAGCAGCTACAGATGCAAGTAGAGTTTCAACGTGCGTGCATGGAGCAGATATACAAGATGCCGCCAAAAATGAAGGACGCGGATTGGCGCGACCTTATAGATGCCATACTGAGCAATGCCACACGCATTTCGGTCCCGGAGGAGTTAACACAGAAGGGACAGTTCTTGGAACTACTGGAACAATTCTGTGCGGGAAGATTCCAAGCGCACAGCCCGGAGGAGTTGATCACGGGCAAGCCTTGGACAGAGGACGGCATTACGTATTTCAAACTCGGCGCCCTACAGGAGTTTTTGAAACGCAGTAATTTTTTGGTCTATACACGCGGACAGATAACGGAGCGGCTCAAGGAACTGAACAGTGGCAAGATATCCGACAAGAGGTATTCGTTCATGGATGATCAGGGTAAACAAATAGCTATCCGAGTGTGGTTTGTTCCAGAGATGAAACGCGGGGATGTGGAACTTCCTGGCGTTACTTTCGAGCCAGAGGATGTTCCGTTCTGACTGAAACCACAACATACATGGGACCACCCGGCTGCGGTAAAACGCAAACCGTCTCCAACCTGGTACGAAACTGTATCGAGGACGGAATTCCTCCAGAGCGCATTGCTTGCGTGTCGTTTACCCGGAAAGCCGCAGCGGAAAGCCGGCAACGTGTGTGCAGGGACTGGGGGATAGAGGAAGACTCCCTCACTAATTTCCAAACGCTTCACTCCATAGCGTTTCGGGAAGGAGGGTTTACGACCAAGGATGTTATTCGATCAAGTGATCTAAAAGAGATAGGGGACCAAATTGGTCTTATATTTGGGAAGAGCAAGAGCAACAGGGCAGAGAGCGATTTTGATCAAGTAGGTTTGGCGGAAGGGGATCAGCTTCTCGGCGTTTATTATCTGGCGCGCAATAAGAGGCTATCGCTTGAGGAAACTTTTGCAAAACACGCTCACCCTGACATGTCGTGGTCTGTACTCAAGCGTCTCGTAAACGCCTATGAGGATTTCAAGCGCGTCAGACACAAGATAGACTTTACGGACATGATTGAGCAGTTCGTAGAACGCGCAATGCCCTTGGACATTGATGCTCTGTTCGTTGACGAGGCCCAGGATCTCTCCACCCTGCAATGGGAGATGGTTAATATCTTGCAGAAACAACCAAGAATCGTGGTTTTTGTTGGGGATGACGATCAAGCCATCATGGATTTTCAGGGTGCGGATGTGCAAGCGTTCCAGAACGCATCGCCTAATAAGATAGTTCTGCACCAATCCTACAGAGTACCTCGATTGATATGGAAGGAAGCGCAGACCATAGTCCGTAGGATCGAGGGCCGGGAACCAAAAGTCTGGCATCCCACAGACCAAGAAGGCCGTATCCAGTGGCATCAAAATATATTCGATGTTCCTCTACACTCTGGAAACTGGACGATCATGGCTCGAACCAACCGGCTGGTATCGTCATATGCCAAGATGCTGCGGGATGAAGGTTTTGTATATAGTCGAAAAGGTCATCCCAGCATTGCGCCCAAGACCTACGATGCGATGATGGATTGGGAGTCGTGGACGAGGGGGGAATCCCTCTCTGGGTCGCAAATCCGGAATGTCTATTCCTATATGAACAACGCTTACGAGAAGGGCTATGGACCACGGTCCAAGAACCTTCAAGCGTTGACTGAGGATGATCTGATCACGATGGATGAAGCTATGGGTACGCTGGGGTTGCTACGGGATAAAGAATTGAGGTGGCATGAGGCTTTGGATAAGATTGATCTTGAAACCAAGACATATGTTCTTAACGCTCTCAAGCGCGGTGAAAATGTAAAGCATCCCCGTATAAATCTCAGTACGATCCACGGCATGAAGGGCGGCGAGTGTGACAATATACTAGTTGTTCCTGATCTCTCTTATGCGGCGGCTGGAAAGTTGAAGAGAGGAGGCAGTGTGGAGCATAGGGTGTTTTATGTCGCGGTCACACGGGCAAAGAAAGAACTCCATGTTATGC